AAGTAAACAATATCTTTACCGATGAAGTGGTACAGCTCGGCGGTGGAGTCTTTCTTCCAGTATTCATCGAAGCTGGTGGTATCGCCGCGCTTGTCGCACAGATTCTTGAAGGAACCCATGTAGCCAATCGGCGCGTCCAGCCAGACGTAGAAATATTTGCCCGGCGCGTTCGGAATTTCAAAACCGAAGTAAGGCGCATCTCGGGAGATATCCCACTGTTGCAGGCCGGATTCAAACCATTCCTGCATTTTGTTCGCCACCTGCTCCTGCAACGCGCCGCTGCGGGTCCATGCCTGCAACATTTCGCTGAAAGAAGGCAGATCAAAGAAGAAGTGTTCGGAATCACGCATTACCGGGGTAGCGCCAGAAACCACCGATTTCGGTTCAATCAGTTCAGTCGGGCTGTAAGTCGCACCGCATACTTCACAGTTATCGCCGTATTGATCTGGCGCTTTACATTTCGGGCAGGTGCCTTTCACAAAACGATCCGGCAGGAACATGCCTTTTTCCGGGTCGTACAACTGAGAGATAGTGCGGTTTTTAATAAAACCGTTCTCTTTCAGGCGAGTATAGATAAGCTCAGACAGCTGGCGGTTCTCTTCGCTGTGCGTCGAGTGATAGTTGTCATAGCTGATGTTAAAGCCTGCGAAATCAGTCTGGTGTTCCTGACTCATTTCGCCAATCATCTGCTCCGGTGTGATACCAAGCTGCTGTGCTTTCAGCATGATCGGCGTACCGTGGGCATCGTCGGCACAGATGAAATTAACCTCGTGGCCGCGCATTCGCTGGTAACGAACCCAGACATCAGCCTGGATGTGCTCCAGCATATGGCCGAGGTGGATTGAGCCGTTAGCGTACGGCAGCGCGCACGTCACCAGAATTTTCTTCGCGACTTGGGTCATAGTAGGCATTACTTCTTTGTAGTGAAAAGGGGCTTGATAGTAACAAAATGGCCTTATGTCTGCCATGTGATAACAGCATTTCTCATAAATGATTAAATGTCGTAGCTGGAGTACACTACAAGGCGACAATTGCGCAAATTAAAATAAAGGAGACGGGATGAGCGAGTCCAAATCGCCGGATGCCCTGAGAGCAATGGTAGCCGGTACGCTGGCTAATTTTCAGCACCCAACCCTGAAACACAACCTGACTACGCTTAAAGCGTTACACCATGTTGCGTTGATGGATGACACACTGCATGTCGAACTAATCATGCCTTTCGTGTGGAATAAGCCTTTTGAAGACCTGAAAGAGCAATGTAGTGGTGATCTGCTCCGTATCACTGGCGCAAAGGCTATTGACTGGAAGCTGTCGTACAACATTGCCACGCTTAAGCGCGTCAAAAACCAACCAGGCATTAATGGCGTTAAGAACATTATCGCCGTCAGCTCAGGCAAGGGCGGCGTGGGTAAATCCTCCACGGCGGTAAACCTGGCACTGGCGTTGGCTGCTGAAGGTGCGAAAGTTGGTATTTTGGATGCCGATATCTATGGTCCATCAATTCCAACCATGCTGGGCGCGGAAAACCAACGTCCAACCTCACCTGACGGTACTCACATGGCACCTATCATGTCTCATGGCCTGGCAACCAACTCTATTGGTTATCTGGTCACCGACGACAATGCAATGGTGTGGCGTGGACCGATGGCCAGCAAGGCGCTGATGCAGATGTTGCAGGAAACTCTATGGCCTGATCTGGACTATCTCGTTCTCGATATGCCGCCGGGCACTGGTGATATTCAGTTGACGCTGGCGCAGAACATTCCTGTAACTGGTGCGGTTGTGGTAACTACGCCGCAAGACATCGCGCTGATCGATGCGAAGAAAGGCATTGTGATGTTCGAAAAAGTCGAAGTGCCGGTACTGGGTATCGTCGAAAACATGAGTGTGCATATTTGCAGTAACTGCGGTCATCACGAGCCAATTTTTGGCACCGGTGGCGCACAGAAACTGGCCGAGAAATACAACACGCAGTTGTTAGGCCAAATGCCACTTCATATCTCTCTTCGTGAAGATCTGGATAACGGAACACCAACCGTTATTAGTCGTCCAGATAGCGAATTTACGGCTATTTATCGTGACCTCGCAGATCGCGTTGCCGCCCAAATGTATTGGCAAGGTGAAGTAATACCTGGCGAAATCGCATTCCGCGCAGTGTGATAAAAGGCGGTGCATTGCACCGCCTAATCAGTTCTCCTACATCACGGGACAATCATCAAACTCGCCACTTCTTGCGTCGTTGATAATGTGAGTGATCACACCAAACACGGCATTGCTGCCCGTGCATCCATCGTCATCCTTTGGCAATGCTTCCTTCTTACCGGTTCTTAAATCCTCCAGATGCTGACGTGGGTACTTCCGGTATCTTTTTACGCGATATTCCCCATCCAGAGCGCATACAAGCAGAGAACCATCAACCGGGGTAAGTGAGGAATCGACCACCAGCAATGCACCCTGTAATATTCCCTCACGATGATGACTATCAGCTGCCCTCATGAAGTAGGTCGCTGAAGGATGTCTAATTATCTGCTGATCAAGAGAAATACGGCTCTCAGCATAATCCGCCGCAGGAGAAGGGAAGCCCATAGCGTTTTCACCTCAGAGTACTGTTTATCCATACAGTATACATTAAAGATGCTTGAAGTGTGCAATAGCGCGATGCTTTGCGCTCGTCTGGTGGCGCGTTATTTTTTGGCTATATCTTCTTTCTGATATACCGGATCGTTTCCTTTTGGCAGCAGGAGGCTTAACTGCCGGTAGTGCCGTAGCCGTTCCATGAAATAGGTGCGCAGGTTCTCAGGTTGCTCACGGGCTACCTGTTCCGCTATGACGGGTATGTTCAATCGCTCTTTGTAGGCAACCCCCCTGGCAGCCAGGTCAACGTTAACTTTATTCCTTTCTTCCTGGCTTTTGGCTGCTATGTTCCAGTTGCTCATGTTTAAGGCTCACATTTCCAGATGGTATTCTGAACACCCGTACCAGGCGCAAGATGAGGGTTAGCGTTCGCGCTATGCAGATATACAGCTTTAGACTTTCCGTATTGCTGACAGGCTTTATCTGCGTTTTTTGGCAGGCTATCCAAGCCAATACCAGCCATCGAACTGGATGCTAACCTTTTCACCGTCATTGTATTGCACCATCGCACACCCAGACATAGCTAAAATCGCACCGACAATACCGCTTTTCCAAAAAGCTCTAATTAGGTCATTCGTTACCTAATGTCCGAACTGCTAAAGCATCCAAGTTGCTGTAGAATCACATCCAATTACTTAAACCTGAAATAAGTGGATGAAAATGACAAGTATTCAACAACGTGCAGAGCTTCATCGCCAGATCTGGCAAATTGCTAACGATGTCAGGGGTTCAGTCGATGGATGGGATTTTAAGCAGTACGTTTTGGGCGCGCTTTTTTACCGTTTTATCAGCGAAAATTTTTCCAGTTATATTGAAGCCGGTGATGACAGTATCTGTTATGCGAAACTGGATGACAGCGTAATTACTGATGACATTAAAGACGATGCCATCAAAACTAAAGGCTACTTCATCTACCCCAGTCAGCTTTTCTGCAACGTAGCTGCGAAAGCAAATACTAATGACAGACTGAATGCAGATTTAAACAGCATCTTCGTTGCTATCGAAAGTTCTGCTTACGGTTATCCTTCAGAAGCTGACATCAAAGGTTTGTTTGCTGATTTCGATACCACCAGTAACCGCCTGGGTAACACCGTTAAAGATAAAAATGCCCGCTTGGCTGCGGTTCTGAAAGGGGTTGAAGGGCTAAAACTTGGTGACTTCCATGAACATCAGATTGACCTGTTCGGTGACGCCTATGAGTTCCTGATTTCTAACTATGCGGCGAATGCCGGTAAGTCCGGCGGCGAGTTCTTTACACCGCAGCACGTCTCTAAGCTGATTGCACAACTGGCTATGCACGGGCAGACCCACGTTAACAAAATCTACGACCCGGCAGCAGGCTCCGGTTCGCTGTTGTTGCAGGCGAAAAAACAGTTTGATGACCATATCATCGAAGAAGGTTTTTTTGGTCAGGAAATCAACCATACGACCTATAACCTGGCGCGTATGAACATGTTTTTGCACAACATCAACTACGACAAGTTTGATATCAAGCTGGGTAATACACTGACTGAGCCGCACTTCAGAGATGAAAAACCGTTTGATGCCATCGTTTCTAACCCGCCGTATTCGGTGAAATGGATTGGCAGCGATGACCCGACGCTGATTAACGATGAACGTTTTGCCCCGGCTGGCGTTCTGGCCCCCAAATCCAAAGCTGACTTTGCGTTTGTATTACATGCGCTGAACTATCTTTCGGCCAAAGGTCGCGCTGCGATTGTCTGCTTCCCAGGCATTTTTTACCGTGGCGGCGCGGAGCAGAAAATCCGTCAGTATCTGGTCGACAATAACTATGTCGAAACCGTGATTTCACTGGCACCGAATCTGTTCTTTGGCACCACTATTGCCGTCAATATTCTGGTGCTGTCTAAACATAAAACGGATACCAAAGTTCAGTTTATTGATGCCAGCGAACTGTTCAAAAAAGAGACTAACAACAACATTCTGACCGATGCTCATATCGAACAGATTATGCAGGTATTTGCCAGCAAGGAAGATGTTGCTCATCTGGCGAAATCTGTTGCGTTTGAGACTGTTGTCGCGAATGACTATAACCTGTCGGTGAGCAGCTATGTGGAAGCGAAAGATACTCGCGAAATTATCGATATCGCTGAGCTGAATGCTGAGCTGAAAACCACGGTCAGCAAAATCGACCAGTTGCGTAAAGATATTGATGCGATTGTTGCTGAGATTGAAGGTAGCGAGGTACAGGCATGAGCGAGCTGAGTTATCTGGAAAAACTGCTGGATGGGGCTGAGGTTGAGTGGGTAGCATTAAATAAATTAGCAACTTTTTTAAAAGGGAAGTCTTTACCTAAAGAAAAAATAACTCCAGATGGCAATAGATATTGTATTCATTACGGTGAGCTTTTCACTCATTATGGTCCCATAATTGACAAAGTATGCTCAAAAACAAACCAAGCAATCAATGAGTCAATTCTATCTGAAAAAAATGATGTTCTAATGCCAACGTCAGACGTTACACCAAGAGGTTTGGCTACAGCTAGTTGCATTCAAGAAAGTGGCGTTATTTTAGGCGGCGATATTTTGATTATTAGATGCTCTGGTGTTGATGGTAGATATCTAAGTAATTTCATAATAAATAACAAAAAAAAGATATTGCAAATGGTTAAAGGTTCTACTGTTTATCATTTGTATGCTAAAGATATAGGTAAATTACTTATCCCCATCCCTTGCCCCAACAACCCGGAAAAGTCGCTGGCTATCCAGTCTGAAATCGTCAGGATTCTGGATAAATTTACTGCACTTACCGCTGAGCTTACCGCTGAGCTTAGCATGCGTAAAAAACAATACAACTACTATCGCGACCAGTTGTTGAGTTTTAAAGAGGGTGAGGTTGAGTGGAAAGCTTTGGGGGAAATTGGTGAAGTTCGTATGTGTAAACGAATCCTAAAATCACAAACATCTTCTGAGGGAGAGATTCCATTTTATAAAATTGGGACATTTGGTAAGGAACCCGATTCCTATATATCTAGAAAACTATTTAATGAATTTAAAGAAAAATATAGTTATCCTAAAGTTGGCGAAGTATTGATTTCTGCCAGTGGGACCATCGGCAGGACTGTTATATTTGATGGTAGGGAATCATATTTCCAGGATAGCAATATTGTCTGGATTGAAAATAATGAAAAAATAGTTTTAAATAAATATTTATTCTATTTCTATAAAATAGCAAAATGGGGAATATCTGAAGGTGGAACTATTAAAAGACTTTATAATGATAACTTAAGAAAACTTATGATACCAGTACCATTTCCTGATTCTCCTGAAAGATCGCTAGTTGAACAACAAAAAATAGTGAAATTACTGGATAAATTTGATGCTTTGACCAATTCCATCACCGAAGGTCTTCCGCGTGAAATCGAGTTGCGCCAGAAACAATACGAGTACTATCGTGATTTACTGTTCAGTTTTCCCAAACCTGAAACTATCAGTAACTAATTGACCATTGCTACCGACCGGATCACCTTAACATCCGGTCTATATAGAGACTATTTTTTACACGCCGGAAGTCGCCCTTAAAGCCCTTCCGGCCCTTGCCAGACGGCACAAAGGATGCGCTATGACTCATCAGACACACACCATTGCTGAATCCAATAACTTTATCGTTCTTGATAAGTACATCAAAGCCGAGCAAACAGGCGACAGCTACCAGAGCGAATCGGACCTGGAACGTGAACTGATTCAGGATCTGCGGAATCAGGGCTATGAATTTATTTCCGTAAAATCTCAGTCGGCGATGCTGGCCAACGTTCGGGAACAGCTTCAGAACCTCAATGGTGTGGTGTTTAATGACAGCGAATGGCGGCGTTTCACGGAGCAGTATCTGGATAACCCGAGCGATGGCATCCTGGATAAGACCCGTAAAATCCATATCGACTATATTTGCGACTTTATTTTTGATGACGAGCGTCTTGAGAACATCTATTTGATAGATAAAAAGAATCTCATGCGCAACAAGGTGCAGATTATCCAGCAGTTTGAACAGACGGGTTCTCATGCTAACCGTTATGACGTCACGATCCTGGTTAATGGCTTACCGCTGGTACAAATCGAACTGAAAAAGCGCGGCGTGGCGATTCGTGAGGCCTTTAACCAGATACATCGTTACAGCAAAGAGAGTTTTAACAGCGAAAATTCTCTGTTTAAGTATCTGCAACTGTTTGTCATTTCCAACGGCACCGATACCCGTTACTTTGCCAACACGACAAAGCGCGATAAAAACAGTTTTGACTTCACCATGAATTGGGCGAAATCAGACAACACGCTGATTAAAGACCTCAAAGACTTTACCGCCACCTTTTTCCAGAAACATACCCTGCTTAATGTCTTAGTGAACTACAGCGTATTCGATGTTAGCCAAACGCTACTGGTGATGCGACCGTACCAGATTGCCGCCACTGAGCGCATTCTGTGGAAAATTAAGAGTTCCTTTACAGCGAAGAACTGGTCAAAACCGGAAAGCGGTGGGTATATCTGGCACACTACCGGTTCAGGTAAAACCCTCACCAGCTTTAAAGCCGCGCGTCTGGCAACAGAGCTGGACTTTATTGATAAAGTCTTCTTCGTGGTCGACAGGAAAGACCTCGATTACCAGACCATGAATGAATATAAGCGTTTTTCGCCAGACAGCGTCAACGGCTCGGAAAATACCGCAGGTCTTAAACGCAATCTGGATAAGGACGATAACAAAATTATCGTCACCACTATTCAGAAACTTAATAACCTGATGAAAGCAGAAAGCGACCTGCCTGTATACAATCAGCAAGTGGTGTTTATATTTGATGAATGTCACCGCAGCCAGTTTGGAGAAGCGCAGAAAAACCTGAAGAAGAAATTCAAACGCTATTATCAGTTTGGTTTTACCGGCACACCTATTTTCCCGGAAAACGCCTTAGGCTCAGAAACGACCGCCAGCGTATTTGGTCGTGAATTGCATTCGTATGTAATTACCGATGCGATTCGTGATGAAAAAGTGCTCAAATTCAAGGTGGACTACAACGATGTGCGGCCACAGTTTAAATCTTTAGAGACAGAAACCGACGAGAAAAAACTGAGTGCGGCTGAAAATCAGCAGGCATTTCTTCATCCCATGCGTATACAGGAAATTACGCAATATATTCTGAATAACTTCCGCCAGAAGACCCACCGTACTTTCCCAAGTTCCAAAGGCTTTAATGCCATGCTGGCAGTGAGTAGCGTGGATGCCGCGAAAGCCTATTACGCGACGTTTAAACGGTTACAAGAGGAAGCAGCTAATAAATCGGCTACCTATAAACCGCTGCGTGTTGCAACAATCTTCTCCTTTGCCGCCAATGAAGAACAAAATGCCATTGGTGAAATTTCCGATGAAACTTTTGATACCAGCGCAATGGACAGCAGTGCTAAAGAGTTTCTTGACGCTGCAATTCGTGAGTATAACAGCTATTTTAAAACTAACTTCAGCACCGACAGTAACGGTTTTCAGAACTACTATCGTGATTTAGCCCAACGGGTTAAAAATCAGGATATCGATCTGTTAATTGTCGTTGGGATGTTTTTAACCGGCTTCGACGCTCCAACATTGAACACGCTATTCGTCGATAAAAACTTGCGTTTTCACGGCCTGATGCAGGCATTCTCCCGTACCAACCGCATTTATGACGCTACTAAAACCTTCGGTAACATCGTCACTTTTCGGGATCTGGAACGCTCAACCATTGATGCCATAACGCTGTTTGGTGATAAAAATACTAAAAATGTGGTGTTAGAAAAGAGTTATGCTGAGTATATGGAAGGCTTTACAGATGCTGCCACTGGTGAAGCTAAACGCGGCTTTATGGCAGTAGTTTCAGAACTGGAACAACGGTTCCCTGACCCTGCCAGTATTGAAAGTGAAAAAGAGAAGAAAGACTTCGTAAAACTGTTTGGTGAATACCTGCGTGCCGAGAACATCCTGCAAAACTATGATGAATTTGCCACGCTGAAAGCCCTGCAACAAATCGATCTTAGCGATCCTGTTGCGGTAGAAAAATTCAAAGCAGAACATTATGTGGATGATGAAAAGTTCGCTGAATTGCAAACAATTCGTCTCCCTGCTGAACGCAAGATTCAGGATTATCGTTCTGCCTATAACGATATTCGCGACTGGCAGCGCCGTGAGAAAGAAGCTGAGAAAAAAGAGAAATCAACCACTGACTGGGATGACGTAGTTTTTGAGGTCGATTTGCTGAAGTCTCAGGAAATAAACCTGGATTATATCCTTGGACTGATTTTCGAACACAACAGACAAAATAAAGGCAAGGGCGAAATGATCGAAGAGGTCAAACGCTTAATTCGTTCAAGCCTGGGGAACCGGGCGAAAGAGGGCCTGGTGGTCGATTTTATTCAGCAAACGAACCTGGATGATTTACCAGACAAAGCCAGTATCATTGAGGCATTCTTTACGTTTGCTCAACGCGAACAGCAACGTGAAGCAGAAGCATTGATAAAAGAAGAAAATCTCAATGAAGAGGCGGCGAAACGCTATATTCGCACGTCTTTAAAACGCGAATACGCCACCGAAAATGGCACAGAATTAAACGAGACATTACCAAAACTTAGTCCGTTAAACCCGCAATATAAAACGAAAAAACAGACCGTTTTCCAGAAAATCGTCACGTTTATTGAAAAGTTCAAAGGAGTAGGTGGGCAGATATAGTGTATTAATCTGAACCAGATCTGGCAGACATCTGTGCAAATTGCAGATAGCTGTCAGATCAAACCATCGTAGGGATGTTTGTATCCACTTTGAACTCAGGTACACCAACGAACTCTTTAACCTTCATCTGGTAGCCGGTTCTGTCAGTTTTGATGACTTCCTGTTTGCCCTCTATAAACTGCTCACGCCACTCGTCGCGACGGGAAGCTGGCATGATCAGCAAAACGTTAGTCATATCCGTGACCTTCCTCCAGTACTCGGCCCAAATATTCTGTTTCACCCATTCCAGATCGACTTTATCCAGCCAAGCTCGATTCAAACGTGAGCGTTCTTCATCTGGTCGATGGTTCAGTTGCAGCAGGCGATTAATCATGTTGTGGCGTTCGTCGCCATAAACGAAGTCGTGAACCTGATACATGAAGGCGATCTCTTTCTCGCACTCGGCTACGATTTCGTGGATGACGTTCATTTCCTGACGATAATCGATAGCAGTGTTTGAGTTGGTATCGTCGATGATGGAAAGAGCTGTATTCATAATTGCACCATTAAGAAAAGATTTGTTTAATAGTGCAATTATTTCAAAAATGAAAAGGTGCTAAATAGAAATTAACAGGCAATCCTTTAAATAAAGGTATTTGCTAATCATACTTTGAGGTATTTATAACCAGGATTTTGTTTGTATAAATCTTCTTAATATCCCATGTGACATTACCGGAATACCATTGACCGTTATATACTTGGTTTCCAGTTGCACCGGTCATAGTTACATAGACAGGTCTGTCGTAATCGGTTCGTCTATAGTTATAAACCCCAACCATAGCAGGCATTACTGCGCACGGATACCCCATATCTATTGTAAATTGTGGGTCAGTAATAGTGATAAGTTTTGCATCAAGGGGCATCATCTCACCGTGATACACCATTGCGCCTGCGCTGTTATACATGGCAATGCCATAGCCAGAATGTGGTAACACCATATCAGAAAAAGCATAAACTGTTATTGTTCCGGGGCTACCATTTACCTGATGCAATCTGAGAGCATTGTATCCGTTACTATGTTCATGAATAAACATCATGTTCGCCTTATTGCTGCTTTTTATGAAGAAAAAGCATGATTTGTTTGATGGGATTGATGTTTGAAAAACAGAACCTTTAGATGTAGACATTGTCCCTTTATTAATCAGATTTTGCGGAGTAAATTCAGGACTCATCCACAAACTTCCATCTGATTGAGTAATTGACATCCCGAACATAATTATCCCCAGTATGTGTATATGTAAGAACCAAGCCCCGTATATAAATTTGACCAACTAACCGTATTTCCATTAATAGTAACATTTGGAACAGGTAAATTGATGTAGTTGTCGTTGTTAAGAGGCATTAATGACCACACGGCATGTAGTGATTTACCCGGTGGCGGATTAGAGTACGTCTTAGAGCCTGATGACGCCGTAAATCGATCAAGAAAAAAAATAGGTGTAAGGAAGCCAGTAACGTTAATTCCTTTATTGTTGTAAATCCCTGTACCGTATGCCATTTTTCACCCTTGTTTTTATCAACACAATATGGCCGATCATGCGGCCATATCAGATCAATTAGAGCTTTGAAAGACTTTGTGTGGTTGTGTTGCGAGGTTATGTCGATGGCTTAACTCACGCATCATGTCTTCAAGGCGACTCTTTGTGTCGTCGAGTTGGTCGGCCATTGCTCCCAAAAGCTGACGAACGGCCATCGGATCATCGCTGTTTAGTGATGGCATTTTATAACCCGCCTGAGAAGACATAAGATTGAACGCAGACATCAACATCGTTAGAGAGGATTTAAGCCCAGCAATTTCACGATCTTTGCTGGCAATAATCGCCTCACTCTTGTTAGTGTCATCAGTTCGTTGAGTCTCGCTCACCATATCCAAAGTCGCCTGCAACTTATCAGCGCGCTCTTTTTCAGCAAGATAATGAACACCGAAATGATGTGCTAAAGCTACAACCTGAGTTGGCTCTTCAAAGGTGGACTCAAAATTAAGTGCTGTAACCACTCTGAACCGCCCCGGGTTTCCTGGAGAGTGTTTTATCTGTGAACTCAGGCTGCCAGATCATCGTTTCCGATGG